AAGTGGATTGCAGGTTCTGATGTACAGGTTGCACCACAAGAAACAGAGATTACAAGTTATATTAATGGCGGCGTTGTAAAAGACGTTGATGCCAATACATTTAAAGGATTTCTATTATGAAATGGCATGAATGCTCGAGTTGCGATGCTGAGTTTAGAGTTGTCTCAGACTTAACTGTTTCTATTGAGTTCTGCCCTTATTGTGGTGAACCAATGGAAGATAAAGAAGAAGATGAAAATTATTATGAATATGATGATTGATAAATATATCCTCTAAGGGGATATAGAATGATGTGGTTATTTGAAGATAAAGAAGTCCATGAACTGCCGGTTGACTGTGAAGCATTTGTATATTTAATTACTAATAATACAAATGGTATGATGTATGTTGGTAAGAAGTTAGCTAAATTTAAAGTAACAAAACAACCTCTAAAAGGCAAAAAGAATAAAAGAAGATCTACTAAAGAAAGTGATTGGCAAGAGTACTGGGGTTCGAGTGACAGACTTAAAGCCGATGTCGAGCTACTAGGAGTCGAGAGCTTTACTAGAGAGATCTTATATTTTTGTCCAAGTAGAGGTATTGCAAGTTATCTAGAGGCAAGAGAGCAATTCAAACGCCGTGTTTTAGAAACAGATAATTATTATAATGGTATAATAAATGTACGTATAGGCGGTTCAAATATTCTTAAAGAACATTTAAAAACATTAACTGAAAAAGGGATTGTATGAGTTGTCTAAGATACTAGAGCACAAGCATCTGATTGTTAGAGCAGAAATAAATAATCCGCCACGTGATGCAACAAACATCAAACTCTGGATGAAACATCTGGTCGATAAGATCGGCATGAAAATCCTAATGGGTCCGTATGCGGTTTACTCCGATATGGAAGGCAATGCCGGTTTGACGGCTGTGACTATCATCGAGACCAGTCACATTGCTCTTCACGTGTGGGATGAAGTAAATCCAGCTTTGATGCAATTGGATGTGTATACATGTAGTACTCTAGACATTAATGATGTGTTCTCGGCTATTGAATTCTGGGGTCCAACAAAGATTGAATATAAGTATATTGACAGAGAACATGATCTGACTTTATTGGATCACAAACACATTTAAATGTGTACAATAATGACAATTTATAGTATGGTTGATAATAAGAAAGGGTGAAATAAATATGGGTAAGAAAAAAACACGCAGTTCGAAAACTTCAAAGGGTGAACGGCGTAGCGTTGTTGCAGGTGTAAAAGAAGTTCGCCGTGGTCGTTCGGCTTTTGAAAAAGCCATGAACAAGCTTATTGCTTGGAAAAAAGGACAAAATCCATGGATTACTATTGCAGACACCGATGGCAAAAATCAGTTTATTAAAGTACGTGCTAACAATGTCTACGGCGATCCTAAGAAAAGAGGACCAAATTTATTTGGTGGGAAAGCGGATGTCAGCTAGAATTTTAATCTATACAAAAGACAATTGTACATATTGTGTATCAGCAAAGAAATTGTTAGAACAACATGGCAAATCATATATTGAAACAGTCATCGGTCAACATATTCAACGCGAACACTTTTTTTCTTTGTTTCCTAACGTAAAAACAGTGCCGTATATTATTATTGATGGAGATGAAATTGGTGGATTTAACAAACTTACAGAATGGTTTAGTACCCCAGCAGGCCGAAGTTTCTTGGAGGAATGATTGGCTTAAGAAAGAACTACTTGAAAATGTAGTTAATGTCTTGTTTTTGAAAAAAGACGGGACAGAACGCAGGATGATCTGCACTTTACGTCCTGATCTTCTTCCTGCACAAACAGATTTAGAAGAAGCGGTGCAGAAAAAGACTCCTAACCCAGATGTTCTGGCTGTATGGGATCTCGAGAATGAAGGTTGGCGTTCATTCCGCTATGACTCAATTATTGGGGTTTTTTCTGAGGCGGCATGATTTATATTGTAGATATTGACCAGACCATCTGTCATACTCCTTTTACAGATGGTCAACATCGCTATGGTCTTTCAACCCCATTTAAGCATCGTATTGAAGAAATAAATAAACTGTACGATCAAGGCCATACCATTATCTATTGGACGGCCAGGGGTTCAGGATCCGGATTGGATTGGACCGTACTCACCAACAAACAACTTAATGATTGGGGCTGCAAGTTCCATGAAGTCCGTCTAGGAAAGCCATCATACGACGTTTGGGTCGATGATAAGGCTTTCAATGATCGTGAATTCTTTGTACTTGCAGATCAAACTGAGAGAGGATTTGACTTTGAATAACCAAGACCTAATTGAACTAAATGAATTAAATAAAGAATCTAATGGTGGTACTGAACTTACTACTCGTGGCTTGTATGATCGCCTTACTCGTGAAGAACTTGAAGGCATTCAGATTATTACTGCACGTGTACGGGAGCTAGATAATAACCGTATCAAGATCTATCACCTTCATGATTTGGCTAATGATCCCGAAGCATCACATCTGATGGATTTAGAAAGCCGTGAACGGTTTGATAAGCTTGTCTTCTCAAGTAACTGGCAGTATCAGCAATATCGTGACTATCTTGGTATTCCATATAGTCATCAGTCTTGTGTTATTGAAACTGGTGTTGAACCAATTCCTCTAGTTAATAAGCCTAAAGATAAGATTCGTCTGATCTACACATCGACTCCACATCGTGGTCTGGAGATCCTTGTGCCTGTCTTTATTGCATTGGCCAATAAATATCCTAATATTGAACTGGATGTATTTTCTTCATTTGGTATCTATGGTTCTGCATGGAAAGGCCGAGATCGGCAATATGAGCCATTGTTTGACGTATGCCGTAATCATCCACAAATCAATTATCATGGATGGGCAAATCAAGAAACTGTTCGTGCTGCATACCAAAAGGCACACATCTTTGCATATCCTTGTATTTGGCCAGAAACCTCATGCCGCTCGTTAATTGAAGCCATGTCAGCTGGTTGTTTGGCTGTTCATCCTAATTTCTCAGCATTGTCAGATACATGTGGTGGATTAACCGTACAGTATGATGGTGACCATGAAGATATGAATCTGCATGCTAACATTTTTGCTCACACATTGATGTATGCTATTGAAAATGTTCAAAATAATGATTTAGCTAATCTGCTTGGGTTTATTAAGACTTATGCAGATACTCGATTCTCTTGGGAAACTATTATTCCAAAGTGGAAGGGTCTTATTGCTTCATTGAAGGCACAAAAGAATGATTCTGGCAAAAGCCCCGTTAAGGGTTAGTTTTTTCGGTGGGGGTAGCGATATCCCCACCCATTTTGCTACGTGGGGTGGAGCAACTATCTCTACTACTATCGATAAGTATGTTTACGTAGCTATCATGCACACCCCACATAATCATATCAAAGTATCTTATTCAAAGCAAGAACTTGTTACACACATAGACAATATTCAGAATGAAATCGTTCGTAATGCTTTGAAATTCTTTGGAATTAAATCTAACATCGAGATTACCTCATTTGCAGACATCCCTACGATCGGCAACGGTCTTGGTGGGTCGTCTGCTTTTACTTGTGCTCTTGTTAAGGCTTTGTCTGCATATCTTGGTTACGAGTATGTAAATCCTTATCTTATTGCAAAGACTGCATGCCATATTGAAATTGACTTATGTGGTTGGAAGATAGGCATGCAAGATCAGTTTGCTTCGGCATTTGGTGGTATGAACTATATTCAGTATGCCAATGAACTTGGTGAAGGACGGGTTGATGTCAAGCGCCTTGATTCAAATGCAATCGAGAACTATATGATCTTGATTCCTACAAATATAGAACACCATGCCGCAAAGATTCTTGATAATATTAACTTTGAAGCGAAGACGTCTATTATTCGTCAGTTAGCTAATATGGCAGAAATGCAAGGTACTCAGCGTGTTGATGTCAATACATATGGTCAATTGCTTGACTCTGCATGGATTCTTAAGAAGCAAATGAGCAATGATATCTCTAATAGTGATATAGATAATATGTACATACGTTGCAAAGATGCTGATGCATTAGGTGCCAAGTTGCTTGGTGCAGGAGGTGGCGGATATATGCTAGTACTTACCGAATCAAAACAAAAAATCCGTAAAGAATTCTCAGATCGTATTTGCCTTGATGTAGGTATTTCACACGAAGGAGCTAAAGTTGTCTATCGAGACTGACATTATATTCGATCATCTTGGCCTGATTAATATTGGCTTTGCAAGTATCGATCATGAAATATTCAAACAAGCAGCCGATCGTATCTGGTATGCTATCATATCTGGCAAAACCATATATACTGCAGGCAATGGTGCATCTGCAGCGATTGCTCAACACTGGGCGTGTGACTATACCAAGGGTTGTTCAGATCTAGAATCGGGATTCAAGCCAAGGGTTGTCTCGTTGTCTGCTAACATTCCTTTGATGACGGCAATCTCAAATGATATTTCTTATGACGAGGTATATGCTTACCAGCTCGAACGTCTGGCCAATCCTGGTGATGTCTTCATTAGCATTAGCAGTTCTGGCAATTCCCCATCGGTGGTACGAGCATGTGAGGTTGCTGTTGATAAAGGCTTGGATGTCATTGCGTTGACTGGATTCAACGGCGGTAGAACCCGAGATCTAGCACACTATCCACTCCATGTTGACATCCAAGAGTACGAAGCGACCGAAGATGTCCATCAGGCGATCATGCATATGATTGCAAAATACCTTCGCGCAAAATAACTGTGTACAAATTATCAAAAGTGTGGTAGGTTGAATATATCAACTGCTAAGGAATAACACGCATGGCTGTCAAAGCTAAAGTTAAGCCCGTCCCAGGTTCTCGTGCTAAGGCTAAGTCCATAGATGCCCAACTTATGGGTGATGAGCCGTTTGTTGTCACAAACTTGGCTAACGCACTGAACTGGTACAACTACGTGTACGACAACGAGAAAGCCAAGGCATGGGTTCTTGACTATATGAAGAAGGAAGGATATTCAAAGTCCGACCTGTCTGCATTCCGCCGTGCGCCTAAGAATGCAACGATAACTACTGTTGGTTGGTTGGCACGTATCCAGGCTAATGGCAATGAGTTGACCACCAACAATCTTGACTTCATGAAAAAGCGCATCGCATCCATGATCAAGGCAGGTGGCAAGGAAACCACCGAGGTGGTCGAAATCACTAAACCGGTCATTGATATCCAGGCACGGATACGTGCCCGTGCAACCGCTCTGATCACAATGATCGAGGAAGAACTTGACGGTGTGATGAATGGTGGCACATTCGACATCTATAGTTTCTTCCAGCGTAACGAGGTGACTCCTCAGATTGCCGGTTATATCCGTGACTACTATCTTCCTATGAAGGAAGAGTCAGAACTTAATGATGAACAAGTTAAAGAAGCTTATGGCAAGAAGATCAAGTTCTGGCGTACTTTCTATTATACTCTTATTGCAGACTGTGATAAGTTTATAAATAACAAGAAGGCAGTCAAGATCCGCAAGCCGCGTGAGAAGAAAGTTAAGTCGGCTGTAGATATTGTCAAGGCTCTCAAGTATCAGAAGGAAGAACCTTCACTGAAGATCGTGTCGGTCCATCCGACCGAGATTGTAGGATGTAACCAACTATGGGTGTACAACACCAAGTACAAGAAGTTGACTCAGTATATTTCTATGAGTCCAAACGGTTTGCAGGTCAAGGGGACTACGCTTATTGGATACGACCCAGATCT